AAATTGAATTTCGGTCATAGCAACCAAGCGCTTGTTATTTATTTTATTGGCGTTTTCTGCATTGTCAGCTGTTACAGCATGCCCCGCTTCGTCTGCATAATTTGTAGGTGTTTTAAGCTGTTGCCAATCGGATAACTTTGACGGGTCTGTGCCTTGCAAGATATATGTTTTGTTTTCGTCTGTCCGTATGCAAATATCTCCCGTTTCGCAATCTAATGCTAACATCGCTTCTTCAGTAGCCACTACAAACGTATCTGTAATAGCAATAGCTGGTATTTGTGACGGAGTTAATTTGCCGCCTGTCAATGTCGCTATATCCTCACCCATCATAGCAAGCAAATCTTGCATAGCCTGTACAGCAGTTTGCATTGCGACAATAGCTGATTGATTGCTGTTTTCCGCATTAACGGCACTGGTGTGTGCATTTTGTTCGCTTACCAATGCATTGGCAGCGGATTGTAAAGCTTCGGCAGCTTTGTCTATTGCTATTTGAGTGTTGGTTGCTACGGTCTGTGTGTTGGCGGATACTTCTTGGGTATTGTCAGCTACCTGCTGTGCCAAACCAGTAACCATTTCTGTATTTTCAATTACAGATTGAGTTTGAGTATTAACAATATCCGCTTTATCAGAAACTATATCTGCAATAGCTGAAACCTCATTTTTTAATATAATTACTTCATTTTTATCATTAGAAACTTGTTGTGCATTTATGCTAACTTCATTAGCCAAACCCTCAACGACTGCTTGCGATTGCAATACTGCTTGAGTATTTATATTTACAGTGCTTGTATTAGCAGCCACCTCCGCTGCTTTTTGTGAAACTGTTTGGGTGTTTTCAGACACGGCATTATACATGCTAATAATTTCTGTTTTATCAGTAGAAACCTGACTTGCATCTGTAGATACTTGTTCTGCCTTATTAACTACATCATCGTGAAGGATAGTAACATTATTAGACTTTATGACTACATCGGCATGTAAACTGTTAACTTCGTCCCTATCTACAGAGACCTGTGCGGCTTTCTGAACCACTATATCTTTTGCTTCAACAGAAATATCTGCACTATCCTTAGCAATGTTAGCTTGTTTTGTTGCTTCCATTACAGCTTGTTCAAATATAGAAGGTGGAATGATAGTGGATTGTTGTTCAGCATTAACACTTTCAGCTACAATAAAGTAGTCTTTCTGCGTCTGGTAGACTGGGACAGAAATGCCGTTGTCCTTTGAAAAATATAAATTAAAGTACAATTTTCCACTGTCTTTTGTGTTATGCGATTTTACAATCCACTTTATAATTAAATTATCTTCATTAACTATCTTATCGACCAAATCATAGTAGGGGGTTTCACTTTCATTTATAGGTTGAATCTTTATCATTGCAGAATATTCAGCTAAATCAATGTCGTTTATGTAACGAGGGAGTTGGAATTCCCTGTATGAAGTTTCATTGTCATTAACACATGCAATTGTACGTTCCATTAACGAAATCTGTGTTTTGTTATTTATTATTTTGATTATGACTATCACCAACTTTCTTTGGGAGTGTGGTAGATTGGGCTGTGAGCTACTAAATTTGCAATGTTTGCTCTAAATTTTCTTTAAATTTATCTTACTCTCGACCTTTTCATCCTCAACGCCCTCAGCCTTAGCTTTAACAAATGCACTCGCAAACTTTTCAGGGTCAAGTTTGCCACTCTTAAAAATGTCTACAATTTCAGGAACATACTCTCCTAAACTTTCAACATCAAATTGCTCTATCTTTTTATCAATGTTTTTAAGGATACTGTTTAAACTGTCTACTAAATTATCTAACCCTGATTTCTTGTTATTTAAAAGTTCCCTTTTTCTAAAATCAATCAAATCGTCTATTGCTTTTAAAATCCCATCAAACTGACTTAAATTAATATTGTCTTTAATAATGTCAATAATCCCAAGGCTATCACCAAATACCATTTTTTCTAAACGCTCAAGACTATCAAGCTCTTTAATATTGGTATAGTATTTTAAAATATTCTTACCTATATATATATCCTTGTAATAAGGGGCATATCTTAATTCAGTAGTGCCATCTTCATTCTCTATATCAACAAAAACCCCTCTGACAACATCCTCTACAAAATTCCCAACTTCAAATAATGGAAGTGAGTATCTTATTTGAACATCCATCTCATTTATCATTTCTGCAAATTCTTCTGGGCATTTTAATTCAAGCGGACTATACTCAAATAGATTTGTTGCGAATTCTTTTATATATTTATCTAATTTTGTGAAACTAACTTGTTTAACATTATTCTTTTTTGACATTATCTCAATCTTCCTTTTTTTAATTATATTTTTGTTGAACATCTTCAACAAATTTTTGTATATTATATTTGTAATTGACTTTTTTAATCTCAGACTCAATGATAAGTCCACCATTACTTGCGACATCATTCTCATTTATGGATTTTTTCGTCAAATTTGTAGTCATAGTTATAAAATCGTTTATATGTAAAAAATATGTATTATTTGTTTTTCTGAAATTTATTACAAATCCAGCAATCACACCTTTTACAAGAGATGCTTTTTTTAATCCTTCAATTTGGTGCTTTTTTATATTAAAGCTTTTTCCTTCAAAATCTTCTCGCCAAAATGTCAGCCCCCCATTTTCAGTTGATTTTAATTCGAGACACATCAAAGTTCCAGATGTAAATAAAAAACAATCAAAGGGGTTTTTTGGAGAGAACCTAAGTTTGCTACTGTCTTGCCCAAAACTTTGGGGCGGATCTGCGATTCTGTGGAAAAACATGTAGTTAGGCACAGATGCTTTGAAGCTATTTTCAAATCTTTTTCCGGGATTTATATCAATCATTCCTTTTCTTCTTGTTTTCATTAATAAAATATTGCTTTTGTCAACAAAGCGTAAAAAAATAGGGATGGACAGACAATTCTGTCCACCCATCCCTATAATTTATTATTTAATTTTCTTGCCATCTACAGTCTTAACAGAAATTTTCTCACTATCATTTACGATAGGAGGAAGTTTTTCCCGATGCTTTCTAATTTCTTCTTTCACTTCAGCAATAGGCTTACTTTCTGTATCTTCCATATGGCTTTGAAAACACTGAATAGAGCAATAAATATTACGCCAAGATTCAACGTTTTTACATCTAAAGCAAGAATTATATCCTTTACCACATACAATACATTTATGTGTAAATTGATTAGCCATTATTTCACCGCCTTGCTACTCGATAATATACCAGTCAAAGAATGTAGGATCTGTTCCACAGCCAGTAGGCATAGCTTCAGCAACAAACGCATGTGCAGCATCTGCATTTCCTACATCTATTGTAAAGTTACCACTAACTTTAGCATTAGGAACAATAAATCTTGTTACATATTTAGTATTCTGATTACATCTATCTAAGCAAAGAATGTCTGCAATAAGATAAGAATAAAGAGCATGTGTGTCAGCTCTGTTACTTACTTTCTTGCCAACTGTGATTTCTTCGTCGTAAATTAATAACATTTCCTGTCCAATTGTTAAGGCGTTATCAGCAAATGTCAGTTTAGAGCCAGTTAAAGTGAATGTTTCTTCACTAGGTGTATTAGCCGAAAGCGTATACTTTTTATTAATAGATCCGTCCTTGTTTAGACTGTAAGCAAATTTCAATGTCCCTACAACAGGTGTTCCAGATGCAGTCACTTCTGTAGCAGAAGTAGCTTTTACAACATCAGGTTTTGCAACAACAAATTTATTTGTTGAAGACGCTGTATCTACTCCCGTACCCGTCTGTGCACCAAGAGCTGAAAAGCTAAGAAATGCACGATTAAAAGAAATAGTACAAGTTTTGTTCCTAGGAAGTGCAACAAGATTAATGCCATTTGCACCAGTTATGTATTCTGTATCCTCAGTTCCTTCAATAGTTCCATCTTTAATATTATCAAACATATAAAGAACTTCACCAGTTGTAATATCTGTTCCAGTTACACGCAAAAACTTATCAAGAATAAGCGTGTCAAAATTAACATCAGTTAAAGCCATAATAAATACCTCCTATTTTTATAAAATAAAAGAACCTAATCATTAAGATTAAGTTCTCCCATCCAATTCAAGCTTGACTGTGGTATTTTCTTTAAATCTACATTACCAGAATAAGCTCCAGTCATTATTAGTTCATAATTTTTAATCTTCTGTATTCTTTGTACTGAATCCATAAACGTGTAGATAGGTAAATCCCATACAGATTTGTGGTCATATTTGAAATTCTCACAATTTATCATTGAAGAAATTAATGGAACTAATGATGATTTGTACGGTTCAGCAATATTTCTTTCCATTATGCGTCTCTCTTCTTCAATTGCCACTCTTCTACTAGCTTCATTACCATATCTGTCCGTTCTCTTTTTAAGCCCAAATATTTTTCTTAAAAATATTGTCATAAGTTGATAATCAACTTCTCGTATAAATCTATCTTCTATTTCGCTATATAATACAACTTCTGAAGTTTCTTTATTTTTACAAAGAATATATGAAGATAAATCAATATCACCCAAAAGCACTTCTGTGTTTTTCTGAGGTTGAGATGCACACAATATTCCAAAGAATGTAAACTCATCAATATCTTCAAATCTATAACCCATATCATCCAACTGAACTTGAAAATCTGATGGAGTAGCACATAGCGTATAAACAATATTATAAAATTCTTTCTCACCATAGTCGCATATCTGCCCTACCGTTGGGTGGCGTACTGTTAGAAAGTCGTTGATTTGATAGTCTTGCCCACGAAATAATTTAAGTTCATCTAATGTTAAGTCTGCCATTATTTACACCCCATATAATTCTTTGCGAGGGCGTTAAACTTTATTTCTCTCAAGTGATAGGTATCATTTAAAATGGATTCGGTATCAGATACAAGTTCCATCTCAAACCCCAAAATATCAGACCAATTAAACTCTTCAACTATTATTCCCGCTAACAAATCATTACGATTTGCGTTATAGGCGGTCTGCATGTGATCCTGATGAGTGACAACACATATTGTGACCTCCATTGTCTTATAATTATTGTTTCTTTTTGAAACACGAGGCACACTAATGGCGACTAATATGTAAGACCCCGTTTCTGTCTTTGCGTCAGGAATTCTAAGATACGGGTATAAGTGTGAGTATATAAGTGAATATCTATCATCTATATCATCTGCACCAAGAGCAGTTACAATGTCATCGTTTTCCACTAGAGAAACCATTATCTTTCTTTTAGCAACGGATATATCGGAATCCAACAATTAATCACCACCCCCTAAAATAATGGAACAATAGCTATGTCAATTTGAGCTGTTGCATTATTATCGCCCATAACAGTCAAAGAAACAGTTTGCCCAACAATGCCCGTTATAGCTTCAACCTTTAAACTAATTTTATTACCATCTATTTGTGAAATTATATTTTCTTCAAACAAAGGATGAGCCTCAATAGACCAAGTGCTATTAACATCAGTAATTTCATCACCGTTGCTATCGTAGTATTTTACATAAAAGTCTTTATAACCTCCACCAACCCTTAATTCAGGCTTTCCGCTATATACAATTTTAATAGTTTCACTTGGGATAATTGGGGTTGTCACCTCAAAATAATCACATATTCCATTAGTTAAACTATCTTTATCTTTGTTAAATTCATCTTTTTCCTGTGTCAAAATCATTAATCCACGCTCGGACTCAACATCAACATCAGTTATTTTCCAACATTGTGGTTTTTCGCCAACAACCTCGCCCATAAATCTCTTGCCGATAAAAAACTCTCTTGTAATTTCATCAAATGGCAATTTTATCTTGCGTGTTGTATCAGACGTAATAGTCATTTTATTGATATCTAAAGAGGGTAGGGAAGTGTCCACAAAATATGGATAATGGTGAATTTTACCTGTAACATCTTGAAATTTAAGAATATTGGGGCAAAGTGTCATTTGACCGTCTACATATATTTCATCGTCTACATCCGCTTGGTGAATAAGCCATATTTGATTAGCAAATTCCACATATTGACCAACATTAAATGTTTCACCCGGAAGCGATAATATTTGTTTAACATCTTTAAGACTATTTCCAGTCCTGTCTTTTGAAATAACAACTAATTTACCATATTTTCCATCTATCTTAACATCCCTTAAATTCGGATGGTCATATAAATTTTTAGCAATATCTTCTTTAGCAATATTCACAGTTCTTTCACGAGTTGTTTCACCATAGGCATTAATTCTAGTGTTAAACAAATCATAATTAGCCATCGCTGTCACCATCTTTTGGAAAGTAGTGTTTTTTAAGTTGTTTACTAATAGAAATACATTTTTTCACTTCACTATTATCAACGCCATTGTCAATAAAAAATTGCATTGTGCTAATTAAAGTCAAGAAACGAGCATCATCATTTAAAACGTTAACAAGGTTTTTGCTCCCAATCAATTCCCTTTGAAAGCTTTTTATGTACTTAATAAGCGTGGGGTTTTTATCATCATTAAGAGCAAGAATTTTAAAAAACCTAGGCACAAGCCTATCTAAGTAATTCTCGAAAAGTTTATCGGTCAATGTTCCACATTTGGTTAAAATCATTAAAATACCACCTCGTTCACATTTCCATGATTAAATGAATACTCGCTCATCATTACTTTGAACTCTCTTTTTGCTTCATTATAAACTTCACGAATCTGACTTAATATACCTTGTGGACTTGTTAGGTTAAAGTCTTTTGTATTCAAGAACGCTTTTAACTTGTCTGAATTATACAATTTAGGTTTCAACCACTCAACAATCATGCCCGTTGTTATAATATCAATATGTTCATCGGTAAGCTTAATATTAAAAGTTCTATTTATATCATCTCTATCTTTTAAGTTCAAACCACTATTTCGCCATTTAGAACATGCTGAAATCATATATTGTTCAATGATTTCGTCTTTTTCCGAATCTGTGTATTTATACCAATCATACTCAGTAATTTTGCCTAAAAAACTTTCTATAATTTCATCGTAGGTAGTGTTCATAATTCACCGCCTATTCTTCAACTAGTTCAAAGCCCAATGCCTCTTTAAGCGCCATAATGGTTTTGCGAGAATCTAACTCTCCACTATTTATCATTTCAATTGTCTTATAAGCAAGTGATTTTCTTTGTCCTCTGCTCATATTAGAAACAATGTCGGCAATTTCATCTGGAGTTTTTGTGAAAATCTCATCAAAACCATCTGAATTCAATGCATTTTTATAAAATTCTTCTGCTCTAAGAAATTCAATAACATCTGGGTCGTCAAACAACCACCAGTTTTCTTTAAAAAATTTCTTTTGAGAAGCAAAAGCATTTTTAATCTCTTTTAAATCAAGAACCTGCCTGTCGCCAAACTCTTCCCACTCAACAAAAGCACCACTGTTTTTGCCAACATAAGTAAGTTTTCCATGAAAACCATTTATTACATCAACCTCATAATTAAGCGGAAGATCGACTTTAACCCTTCTTGCTTTTACAGTAGGTTCTTTTACGGTTTGAGTTGTAACGGGGACTGTCTCTGTAGTTTCAACATTTTGTATATTTTTCTCTGCGGTCTTTTTAGATTCTGCTATATTTGTAGTAGTTGTCTTTTTTATGGTATTTGTTTTCTTGTTACTTGTTTTTTTAAAATCAGCCATATTTCTATCCTTTCCTTCATTTATCTTAATTAATAACTTGCAAGTGTAAATCTCCGCCAACCATCATTATATACAGTATTGTCAGATTTTGTACAAACATAATAATATTCAGTTCCGATTAACCCCACGCCAGCTTGCAGACAGGGCGTTCCATAGTTTCCATCTGTGAATTCAATGTCGGCAGACGTTGCTGTATCTATAACACTTGTATCATCGCTTGCAATTGCAGTAAATCCATTTAATTTTGAAATTTCTGTCGCAATTTTATCAAGTGTATTTTTTGTGTCATCCACAGTCACTACGTCGTCGGCGGTTGTGCCGAGCGTAATCGTTATTACTCCATCTTCTAATGCTACAGATAAAGGCTTGTTTTTAGCATCCGCTACAACGATCTTAATAACGACATCCGTTTTAATATCATCTGCAAAAATAGTAATTGTTTCATCGTTATCTGTTGTGATTGTTGCCTTGGCTGCTTTGTAGTTAACAGGAGTAGCTTCAGAAAACCATTTTTGTGAAATTGGTCTTAACTCAAAATTCATAACTTTCCCTCCTTTACAAAAACAGGAGAGGGCAGTTAAACCCTCTCCGTTTGTATTAAAATTTAAATTCCAAGTAGGAATTAAGCCATATCATATACGCCAAAGGTTTCTTCAAGAACAAGTCCAACACCCGTCTTAGTAAGATACAGGTATTCTGTAGAAAGGTCTTGATTTGCAGTTGGATCTGACAAGAACAGTTGGTCATTACCTTCTGTTACAAATTTAATAGGTTTCATACCTGTGGGCACAACATAGATGACAGTGTCATCAAACAAGAAATTAGTAGTCCCAATTTCATGTCTTTGAGCAACAGCAACTACAGGAGTACCATTAAATTTACCATAGTATCCAATGTCATATAAATCTTGTTTTGCACTCTCAGAAACTACAGCAGTGCCCAATTTACGGATAGCTTTCTTAGTTCCAACTAAAGTAACAGCTTTGCCTGTTGCAGCTTCTACATGACTAATAACATCAAGTAAAGCATCTTCACTATAAGAACCAGCAGCCGGGAAGTATGTAGCACCAAGTTCTGTAGCAGTAATACCAGACCAAGCAAGATAAATCTTGTTATAATAATGTTTGCGGATAGACACGCCTACTCTGTCAATAAATTCGTTAAGGTCAATGCGACCAGAAAGAACAAGGTCAGTTTCTTCGTACATTTTAATTCCTTCAATTTTAGTAGGAATTGAGATTGTTTCCTCACCATGTACACGCTGTCTCCTGAGAGCCTGATAACCAGCGGCAACATCAGAAACGACAAACAGGGTGTTATCTTTAATTTTAAATTCGTTTTTATCGCCAAGGGCAAGATTTCTAAACTCAACAAAGTTCATAAAGAACTCGTCTCCCGTTAAGCCTTCAACTGCAGTCTTCTGAATAATTTCAGTCAAGATAGCAAAAAGTCCGGGGCAAAGACCGTCACGAATTGCCGCAGGGTTTAATTTCTCAGAACCATTATTACGAGCAATAAGCTCTTGCCTTAAAACTTCCATTGCGTCACTTTGTGAATAGTTGCCAGCAACTCTATTTTTATAAGCATCAACAGCTAATTTTACAACTTCTTTATTGTCAACCATTATATATATTCCTCCTTTTAATTATTTTTCAATTACCCAATGCGGATAACATAATATGTAAACCTGCCAGCAGGTTCAATAGCTTCGATTTTACCAATTTTTGTAGAACCAGATGTGAGAGAAGTAACTACTTTTGGCTTTGTATCAGCTTGTGCCTCAACAATATTACCAACGGCGGGATTTGTTGCAGTTAATCCATCAGCAGTAACACTAAAAACGCTATTTTTTACAAGACGATAACCACGAGAAGCAACTCCACCGGGTTCATTTATGAAATCATCATAACCAGTTTTTCTCTCGTCATAGTTAAGCTCAGGGCTTGCTACAAGAACAAGGTCTTCAATAGGAGTGTCTGCTTCAGGAGTGACCGCTTTGTAAACCTCTCTTTCTCCGGGCAATAGACCTTCTAACTTAACAATAGAACCATTAGGAATTGCAGTTTCAGTATCACCTACAAAATACCTAAGAGAAACTAAATTTTCAGGATTTTTTGTACCAGACATGTTATCAATTCTAACAACAGGGTATTTAGCCATAATTTTCTTTACCTACCTTTCAAATTTTTTATTATTATTTATTTGTTTTTCCATATATTGAGAAAATTCCGCCATACAAGTTTTCATCACGAGATGGAGTGTGAACAGGAATTCTCGGCGCTATAGAATTTTTCTTTGTGGGTTTTGCGAATGTGAAGTTCTGACGACCTAGAATTGCAAAACATTCTTTTTGAATTTCATCAGGAGACATTCCACTATAATTTTCTTTAAGAGTTTTAAACTCTTCAACATTTGCAAGTTTTTCTTCAAAATTAGAGAAAATTGCCTCAACAGCAGCTTCATATTCTTCAGAAAGCTTGTCCTCTTTAAATCTTCTTAGTTCTTCAACTTCTGCTTCTGTGGTCTTATAAGATTTCTTATAAGTGTCAAATTCAGATTTGATAGCTTCTACACTTTCAGTTGCTTTTGAAGTAATCGTTTCTAAAACATCTTTTACAGCGCCCTCAAAAGAAAAATCACCATCAACACCTTCATTAAAGGGTTCAATGACGAATTTCATGCGTCTCTTTGTTTCCATATCAATTTTTGCAGTATCACCGTCTTTTACATAAGAAGCACCATATAGTTTCCAGTCGGTTCTGTCCCAGAAATAAACCAACATTTTTTCATCATCAAAATCTACGAAACTATACCTGCTATAAGCGCCCCATTCTGACTCGATTTTTTCTTCTGAAAGTTTTTCAACAAGTTCATCAATAAATTGACCAACTAAAGCAAAATCTTTTTCCTTATCTTCACCTGCCTTTACTTTTAGCTCATCAAGTTTACTTTTCATTTCATCTATACTTAAATCTTCAATAGAGAAATCTATTTCTTCAACTGATAAGCCATATTCTTTAAGTAGGTTTAATTTTTCATCCAAATCCACGACCTCCTTTGTTTCTTTATTTGCCAATATTTTATCTATGTCATCTTTGTTTCCAAAGTTATGACTGTTATTAATTTGAGATATAACATTTTCTATTTCTTCCGACATAGAATTTATATCTTTTATAGAGAAAGTTTCGGTTGTAGCCATAGCATGTTCCATTCCTGTTTCATATTTTTTCCCGAGAAAAGTAATACCTTTATATCTATAATCAATTATTTGATATACATTTGTTTTGTTATTATAGTTATATGAGTCTACAAGTATTTCCATTGAAATCTTTATATCTTTATCTCTATTAATTATATCTTCCGCATAATTACTATAGCCACGATATATAAAACAGTCTACAAAAACATAATTTTTTCCATCAAACTGAGCAATTTCATAATTATTTGTTTCTGGAACAACACCTATTGGAACCTCTTGATAGATAACCCTATATTCTCCTTCATTCATTTTATCTTCTTCAATTGTCATGTCATGAGAACCGAAATCAGGTTCTTGACCTTCTTCTAAAATAACATGAGCTAAAATAGGAATGTTTTTGATAGATTCTTTTGCTCTCTCCATATCCTCAATATTAAACTCAGAGCTATTAGGATTTATTCCATCATGACAAACTCTTAGTCGCATTTTTATATATTTATCACTATCAAAGGTTTCATCAATTTCATACGAAACAGCTAATGAGGCATTCTCAAATTTTGATGTTTCTAATATCATTTTGTTTTTTCACCACCTTTCGAACAGAAATTAACAAACTATCTAGTGACTAAAAAACAAGTGTATTCGTATATACAAACTTCAAATTGTCACGAGAAGAAAATGTTAATTCATTATTAATCTCAAACGTATAAATATTTTTATTACTTGAAATTAATTTATATCCAAATTCTAATAATTTGTCTTTTGTATATTCATCGTTTGTTACTATAAATTTATTATAACTCATTTTTCTCACCTTCTTTCGTTGCCTCTCCCTCATCTGTCAACTCATCAGCATCCTTTTCAGGTCTGCCACCATCACCGCTTTGTGTATGACTTGTTTTTAGTGGCACAAATTTATCACGTAAATTCAAGATATCAGACTCTAAGAAACTTAATCCATTCATTTCATTTTGTCCTATACCGATACTTGCACAATACAAAGAAATAGCTGGCGCTCCGACTGTACATGCTTTGTAAAATTCTTCAGCTTTCTCCTTTTGGTTATAACGGCTAATATCTAAAAACATTAACTTAAAGTTCTTAGAAAATGATTGACTCATAAGATAACGATTAATAGCAGCTTCAATCTTTTTGACAATTTCAAATGTCATAGATTGATCTGCTTTTATTGACTGTAATAAAGCATTACTTGAAGAATTATCGAAGTTAAAAATCTGTGATGATACACCAGCAGACGAAAACAAAGCATTTTGTGCTTGCACAATTTTATCGTCGCCAACTGTACTTGTTTTATCAAAGGTTATTTTATCTACAGCCATGGGGGAGAGGACGCTACCTATTAAATCTGGCAGTTGAGAGTCAATTTTCTGCCAATATTCTGTAGCCTTATCGAAATCAAGTTCCCACGCACCATCTTTGTCTTTTCCAAGCTTTATTACCAACATAGCATAGTTTTCAAGTTCTGTTTTTGTCATTTGTAAAGATTTATAATCTATGAGATTATAAAGGTCTTCAAGTATTCCAGCAAAAGGTGGTACAGAGTATGCCAATATATCACTATTCGCCTTTATTGCAAATGAATTTGGAGAGTCTAACTCTTGCCATCTTAAATTAGTCGTGTCTCTTTGATATGCTCTATATTTTTGCTCAAATTCAGTTGGATATAACGGTAAATAGTCTGAATATGTATTAAAATACGAAAAGTCGAAAGATACGTTTGGAACATTGTTTTGTATTGAAGATATAGTGCAATAATCCGACGGAAGTTGCTGAATTGTTATATTGTCATTCCATTGCCATATCGTTCCGTAAAAAGTGTCTTCTCTTAAACAAACAGTTAAAATATTTGGAAATTGCGATTTTATATCCATAGTAGAAACAAGGTTGATTGTTTTTTGCCATTGCTTTCTGATTGTATCAGGATTAGCTGTAGTAACATCTATTTTGTCAGGATAAATAACATACTGCCAATAAGTAAGTCCTACTAAATATTGAATTAACCTACGAAAGTGAGAACTTGCATTGTAAATGTATATCATTGCATCTCTAAGTTGTTTTTCATTGGTAGCAGGGTCTTTGATATAGGTCGCTATCTGATCTCTTGTGTATTTATAAAAAGATGGATTTTTCTTTGTTTTAGTTAAATCACGCAAAACTAACTTACTCATCATAGATGTAAAGTTTGCAGTATCTTGCAGTTTTGGTTTTAAACTTTCCTTATAGCTATCATTTAAATCTACTTCTACATTTGTTATATTTTCTTTATTTTCTGTATTTGGCAATACTATCTTCACCACCTTCCCGTCCGAGATTTTGGTGCCCTAAATGGCAATTTAGAAACATCAAGCTGTTTACTCTCGTGTTTTTTCGTATAAGATTGATATTCATAAATATAATAAATTAAATAAGACAAGGCACTAAATCTATCCTTATCTATCTTGCGTACTACCTTTTCAATTGCTAAAGCACCGTTGTTCCCGTGTTTAATTTTTAAATTAGAAATTTCTTCTATCATTAAGTCTGTCTGTATAAACGGCAAAATATTATCTTTAAAGTTACTTTGTTCTTTTTCAGTGAACTCATTTTCTTGTCTCTTTTCAAGCAAACGCAATCGTCCACTATCGACACAATCAATGAAAGTTGTAATTATTTTTGTTTGTATGCCTTGCGCTTTTAAATCAAATACACACTTTTCTGCATATTCACTTTCAGGTTTATTATCAGTATTTATAGTGTCCCAGCACCCCAGCGGTTCTTTTGTGATAGGATCAAAATTATCTTTTAAAAGAGCATCAACTAAACCTGCACCCAGTCCATTTCCGTCAACAATAACCATTTTTGGCTTGTACTCATTTGCAATCTTTTTAATTATAATAGCCTGTTCATCAAAACTTAAAACATTAGAAATATTATGAATATTAACAATGTCAATTGAAACTATTCTACTTGTTGCAGGGTTTCTATTAACTTTACCTATAACCACTGAAGACTGGTTGTTATTTGTATTTTGAGAACGGGCAACATCAACACCTATATAATATTCATCTGAATCTTTATTTGATTTTAAAATAGGTGTTGTTAAAACACGACAATCTAAAAGTCTATTAATATTTACAAGTGCATTACTGCTACTACCAGTCCATTCACCGCCATAGTTTTGAGCAAAAGCAATAGGTGTCATAGTTTTCTTTTTTTCAAGTATCTGACTCTTTGAGGATCCACGACCATACCAACAACTTAACATCCAGTCAGAACCCGTAACATAACTCCCTTTTAAATCAATCATATTTCTTAACATTCTCAGATTTCTCTCAAATTCGTCGCTTGAACGGAAACCCGGCGTTGTAAAGAAGTGTATCTGTTGATTTAATTCTTCTGGATTCGCAATTGCAAGTTTTCCGCAAGTGTAACGGGGAACTTCAACAATAGGCTTTAACACTTCATCAAAAAGTTCATTATTTAATAGTGCTGACTCCTCTATGTGAATTCTTTTTCTTCTTTGTCCGAGTGAATTTTTATGATTTGCTAAATTATCTATAATTGAGCCATTCTTAAAATGTATCTCGGCAACACCACGTTGAAATGTTTTCTTTTTTACCTCGTTTTCAATCATTGGGAAGTGCCTAATAATTTCATTGTATTTATCTTTTATGAACTCCGCAGAACTTTCCCTTGTCTGTGCAGTAATAGATAAGTCTATATTTGGATAAAGTATAGCAGTAATTATATATTCCAATATTTCCAAATATGTTTTTGAAAAACCACGAGGGTAACAACCATATACCTCAAAAAACCTTGACATTACACGTAAGAATAGCCTTTGGTCTGAATGAAGATGAATTCCGCCTTCTTTGGGTTTAATTAAATCTAGAAATGCATCAGGAGTCCACCTAAAATAACTGATAAGCTCTATATATTTGTCTAAATTTTTTTCCAAAGACGACAAGCTAATAGTGTTGGCACTGGGATTTTGATAATCAGTCATCATCGCCAACACCACCGTCTTCTATCTTTTCTTTTGCGTCCTCATAGTCACTTGGTAACTGGATAAACTTTTTTATAGCTTCTCTGTTTTTTTCAGTAGTATCATCTGTAAAAATTCCATAAGGATCCCCATATTGTTCTAAGTATTCAGCTTTCCTTTCATCATAGAACTTGTACACATCTTCATACTCGCATAATGGCTTATCTTCAAGTTTTCGTAAATAATTAATATTACACCAAATATTAAAGTCTATCGCATCATTTGGTCTAAACTTAAACCTTGGCAATATTGGGATTATATCTACTGCCTGTTCAACGGCTTGTGCAAGCTCCGAAAAACTGCTTAACCCATTTTCTAATTCGCTTTGACTTAACTGGCTTGGATTTATCTTTGCTTTTTCAGCCGCTTTACTTGCCGCCCCGCCCCATTTAGTTGCTTCATCTACATCGCCTTTTGCAATGGCAAGTTCTTCCTTTACTTTAAGTCGTACATAGGACACAAGAGATTCTATGTGTAATGTTGTAAAGTCAGGATAGCTTTGTTTTAAAAAGTTATACTTGTCCCACATGAGCTTATACTCTTGCTTAGTAAATCCACCACCAAACAATCTAACAATTTCGTCGGTTACTTCAAAATCTGAAAAGTCCTGTTCATATTTGGTTACTTCTTTTGGTCTTTCAACATATTTCTTTCCTTCTTTTTGTAGTTGATATGTATTCTCAATAACTAAATCCGAACCACTTCGTTGCCTTTTTATCTTCTCATTCATCTGAAAGCCTTCTTCCCAATTTAAAACCTTAAATTGATGCAAACTGTTAAGGTTTTTAAAATAATAGCCTATAATTAGTTTTCTATTATCTTTTTTTACAGTTCTTCCGCCGTATAAATTATTATATTGGTTTATAGATGATTGGAATATTGAATCAATAAAAGGCTTGTCAATTTGCCTTAGAATTTTCTTCAATTCCTCAACATCTACATCTTGTGTTTCCATTGAAAAACAACGGTCTATAATACAATCTTTGCACATAGGTATATAGCCATCTGCATGTATTGGACTATAGCTCTTGTAAAATTTTCCTATAGGCTTCTCAGCAACTTCTGCTGGACAAGATATACACGTTTTTTTAGGAGTCTTTTTTCTTTCTTTCTTTTCTTTCTGCGGAATTGCAGAATTCTTTTTGTTTTGTTTTTCCACAAAACCACATCCTTTTCTTCTTAAAATTCAAAATTTTTACTTGAACCTCCCATCACTAAAGTGACGGGATTCTCGCTTCATCAGCCTCGCTACCTACTACCTCCACGAGCCTCACATCGGGTAGTTCCTACCCTAGTCTATATTAAGCCGTTAAGCATAATTCCTTTAATCCTTGATTAAGTATATTGATTGATGCATTTATATCTCTATTATGTTCAGTACCACATTTAGGACATATCCATTGTCTTATGCTTAAATCTTTTACTTCTGCATTTGTATATCCACATATATTACAAGTTTGACTTGAAGCATAGAATCTATTTATCTTATGATATATCCTATCGTGCCAAATAGCCTTATACTCAATCATTCTGCAAAATTCACTCCATGACACATCAGATATTGCTTTTGCTAATCTATGATTTTGAACCATACCTTTTACATTCAAATCTTCACTTATAATCAGTTGGTTTTCCTGAATTATACGTGTAGATAATTTCTGTAAAAAGTCAGTTCTTATATTTCTTATTTTTTCATGTAACTTAGCAATCTTCTTAGAATGTTTCTTGTATC